GCATGCCTTCGATCAGCGAATACCCATGGAAGTTGCGGAGATGCGGCAGGGCCGAGAATTGATGGATCGGCCACTTGATCTTGGGGTACTTCACCGGCTTGGGCCGGGCAATCACGGTACGATTCGCCACGGTAAACCGGACCTTCGGCATGACCATTTCGCCGTTATGGTCCAGCACCCCGCCCCAGAACTCTCGCACGAAGATCTGCGGACGAAAGCGATTCGAATGATCGACGAGGCCCCGTTGTCGGCGTTCTTTGGCTCGGTTCCACGTTCCTTCATCGCCCTTATCGTGCAAGGCGTTCCGGACGTTCTCGTAGTAGCCGGCCTTCTCGCCTTCGATCAGGACGTGATAATCGACCCAATCTTGATGAACACAGTAGAGGCCGCTTTGGGGTTCTCTAGACATGGCATCAGGATCGCGCCGCACCTTCCACGGCTCCCCTTTGACGAGCTTCAAGCCTTCGGTCCCATCGGGGTTCGTAGACCAGAGGGCCTTGATCCACATGGATGTCCCGATCGCAAACGCCATTTCGGTCATGTCGGGGAACACATGGGTCAGTTTCGCCCGCTTCCCCCACCAGCGCAGGCTGTCCTGCCAGAAGTCCGCCTTCGCCAGCGCCATCTGGTCGTTGTCGAGCTCCGTGGTCGCGTTGATCCAGTCGGGCCGATCCACAATGGCCTTGCGCACGAGCATCTTGGCTTGAATGACGGTCTGAAACGGTTCGTTCGTGGTGATCTTGGCTTGCCAGTCGTCCTTTAATTGCAGCTCGCGCATCTTCGACTCGTGCGCGTCCCACAGCTGTTCGTCGAGCTTGATCCGGTCCTTTTCGACGGCTTCGGTATGGCGCACGCATTCCTCGGCGTACTCCACCAAATGCCCATCGGCAAGCTGTTCGGTTTCCTCCTCGAAGAGTTCCGAGAACTCCTCGTCAGGCAGACCCCGCATCTCTTCGATCGCGGCATAGAGTTCTGCGTCAGAGACCCCGAATCCCATGCGTTACCTCTGGTAGAGCCCGCCTCGAAAATCCCGCTCAAGCTGATCGGCTTGCATCGCTTGGCCCATCCGGCCTAGGTCAATGTCACTGATACACCCCGTCACCGGAGGCGAATCGCTCTGGTTGGCGTACCAGACCTTGGCGCAGTTCCGGCACTTCACCACTTCGCGCTTGGAGTCCTTCAACGCCCGAATCTCCGTATAGCCTTCGACCCACCGATGTCGGCCTAACTCATTCCGTATATTGGCCATCAGAGGTACTCTGTCTGCGTTTCATGCATCAGATCGGCCCCGCGAATCGCCGCGACGTGCCGCAAGGTCGCCAGCCGCGTATGCGCCCAGCGCGCAATCTTGTGCTTCATCGCGATGACCCGCCCGAAGTTCGTGCGTTGTCCGCGAAGGCTCGAATAGTTCAGGAGCGGAAGCTGCACCGACAGCAACGCTCGGTTCTCGGGGTTGGCCGCGCAGTCTGCATGCGCCCACCAGCGCCCGAGCTGGACCGTGCCGTGAAGCCGTGAGCCGTCCGCGTCTTTCTTGGCGCAAAAGTCGCAGCGGGGGTAGCTGGTCCGAGGATCAAGGCCGTTGGCGACGATGTAGGCTTCTTTGGTCATCAGGACTCCGTGCTTGTAGGCCCATAAACGCAAAAACGGCCTCCCAGGTTCCCCGAAGGAAACCCAAGAGGCCGTTCCAAGTACAAAATGACTGGATTAGGCTAGCTTAGTATTTTGGTTTCGTGCCGCTCTTTTTCTTCATCGTTCCTCATCTTCCGTGAATCGCTTGACTTTGAACGCATTAATAGTTCCACCAGTACCACAACTAATCTCAAATGTCAAAATGAGCTTACCTTGCAGCTTCGGCACCGAGGCAAACTCCTGTACGACGCGCTTCATGTACTTCTCAGGCAGCATGAAGCCGTTCATTTTGCTGTCACACACTCCTGCATGACCGAGGCGCAGCACACACAGACTACGCAGAGAACGCCTATCAGGTTCCTCATACATCCCCCTTCCTCGGCGTGGGTTGTCGATTGTCGGCCACAAACACCAGCGAGCCTTTATGCATGAGCGTCATGACGACCTCACGATTGACCGGCACCCCACTGGTAAATGGTTCGATATAGAAATTGCCGTCATCGCCTAGTCCGTAGGCGTACAAGGACCCGTTCGGCGTGGTCATCAGGACATATTCGGTGTTGCCATAGGAATAATGCAATATTTGTGCTGTAAATCCAACCCCATGTTTATAGCGCCACCGTTTGGCCCGCGTCCGATCAGGCGAGAGAAACACCGGGTCTTGCACGACATCGTTCGCATTGACGTGAGACGGCAATGTGACCGTGGCCCCCACATTGACGACCAACGTCCCGAGACTCCCGATCGCTGGGCTATCGTTTGGGGCGTAGACGTTCCCCACTTTATCCTGATTGCCATGGACGCGAAACCCCATACGTCACCTCACTGGATATCGAATGGTTACAGGATGCTCGGTCAGATAGTCGTCAATCTCCTGAGCCGTACACACACACTCAAACGGATTGCGGGCACACACCAGGCACCGCATCGCCAGCACGTCACTCTGGGCTTGCCGTTTGAGCGCCTGAAAGAACCGCTCCTTGCACTCGCCCAGGGAGAAGTCTTGTGTGTAGGGCACAGGCTCGCCATAGTTCGTGATAATCCCCGGCTCAGCTATTCGTGGCATACCACACCTCTTTCGCCTCCATCGGCCGCACATCCCACTTCCAGTCTATCTGATACGTCCCCTCGGCTTTCGAGTAGATCCGGATCTGCAACGGCTTTAGCCCCACAATGACCATCTTCATCGAATTCTCGACCAGCTCCAGCGCGTCCAAGAGCTGGCAATCACGCCCTGAGAGATTGGCCGGCCCGTTGGGATGTGAATGGACCGTGGCCCAGGGGCTGCCGTGGATAAGCATGGCATTGTAATAGTCTTGGTGAGCAATTTCAAAACCATGCTCCTGGTCCGCTGCCACATTCGGGCATCTGAGAAATCGGTCCTGATCAAACATCAGACCACATATCTCCATCGGCTGGTACTGCGTCGCCGCCACAATGAGCGATTGGATCGTATCAGGAGCAATCATCGAACCGTCACAATCCCTTCGTTGCGCCCGTACATGCCATCTCTCGAATGGTCATCGCCAATAAATCCAGCTCGTCCATTTTCCAGAGCTGGTAAAACTGGCCGCCGTGAATTCCTGTCTTCCCCTGGTGATGCTCCTTACACACCGGCACCACGAGCCAATCGACCGACCGTTGTCCGAGTCCTTGCCCTTCACGGACATGATGCAAATTGGCTGGCGTCTCGCCGAGGTCTAAGTGTCGGCACAAAATACACCCCATGGCCGCGACTCTAGACTTCCATTCCTTTGTCGTCATGGTCATGGCTTCTTCCGCGACTCCCACCAATCCCACACCAATCCAATAGACCCACTAAGCACGCTGCCGCCACCAGTAACACCGTCGCCGCGATATCCTCAGCCCAACTCATCGAGTCCTCCTATGTGCATGGTTACTCAATCGCATAACTTCGCGCTCGATGTTTGTCATCCCGCTCTTGCCCCGGTATCTCCACCGACGTTGGGCACTGGTGCGCTTCCAGACTATTCTTGACCGATCCGCACTCCTGGCACAGCGTCATCTGCCCCCGTTGCGTCATCGGCTCCAGCGCGTACGCAATGGCTTGTTCAAGGTCGGTCATGCCGGCCGTATCAGCCCCTTCGCCAAGTGCGCCGGCGCCTGAATGATCGTTGATTCCGCCAGCTTCTTCTGCTGAATCCATTGCCCCGCCAACGGCGCGGCAAAATCAATGGCCTTCTGGGCCAGCAACAAACAGGCATGTGGCTGTTCGGTCGGTGCATTGATAAAGCTCTGGCCCGCCTCGTCCACCGCGACGATCAGATAGGCCGCCGGCGTGAAGCCAGGCGGCACGAGGAAGTTAAGGGACAGTGGCTCTAAGTTCGTCTGCTCGTTACGGGGTCCAGCTTCATCGGTCTTCATGCGAACGTCCTCCATTTGTCGGCGTAGGTCAACGAGTTCCTGGCGCGTCTTGCGGATCGTATACATGCCCTAGCCCGTCACTCTCGCAAGCACGGTCTTGATCGACTCATTCCCCGCCACGTCATAGGCGGCGACGCTCAACAGATACGTCAAGCCTGAATTGAAGAATGTCGGATCGACCACATAGGCCGTGACGCTGGGTGGGAGCGTGGCGAGTGTCCCGCCAGCCGTGGCGCCTTCCAGACTCCAATAGATCCGATACCCCACGATATCATTCTCAAGCCACGGCTTCCACTGGAGCCGTACACGATTTCGCTCCATCGTCGCATGCCACTTCGACGCAGAGCCGAAGAGGCCCGTAGGCGGATGCACCGCCTGCACGCGCCAGCCGTCGTCGGCTAACTGCGTGATGTCATCCTCAAGTTGCCTGCTGTTCGATGCGGTCAACAGCGTATACTCAAACATGAGTCCTCCTCTTCAGTTTCTTCTCGGCCCGCCGTTCGTGTCGATTGCGGGGTTGGTGGTTCAGTGCATCCGTCTCATACGGGACCCGCTCAAACGTCCGAACAACTATGCCAGGGAACTCGCGCCTATATTCTTCGAGTTCATGCGGATGCACGAGTAAATACGGCTGACGCGGCTCAAATTCATCCAGGCTGATGCCCGACTTAGACCGCATATTGTTTAGCGCGACGGTCCTGATCCTGCTTCGCTCTCGCCTTCGGTGGCGCCACACGCTGAAAGATCCGGGACAGGCCATGACCGATTGCCTCGCCCACGCTCGTTAATGGGTGAAACTTGCGCGGCTCGCTTTTACTGATCACCCCGTTCTGATCCTTGCGATACGCATAGCCTCCAGACAACGCCTCGTGTATCCAGGGTCTTGCTTCGCCAGGACTTGGCGCCGGGTTCACCGTCAGCCGCCCGGTCTGACTCAGAACTCCCACAATTCCGTTCAGGCGCGTGAAGAAGTCCACTTCTCCCGGCTCTGGCGTCCCGTCGAGCTTCGCCCGAATGATGTTGTCGATGTGGTGCTCAGTCGGCTCACTCTTCGCATGCAGCGGCCCGTGGTTCGTGATGTCACGCCACTCGGTACAGCCGCGATAGTCGGCGTTGAGCAACGGTATCACTTTCTGGTCAATCAACTGCTCGATCGTGGTCGATTGCTCCCCCAACACGCAATCAATCAAGATGATCCGGCCACTCGATAGCGTTTGCCCTACGATGCAACACGGATAGACGCCCTGAAACCAGAAGCGAAACGACGGGCACCCTTGCACCGGTTCCAGCCCTTTCGAGGCTTGATGCCATTTCGCGGCGTATTGAGGCGTGATGGACACGCCCGGATCATCGACGGCATAGAGAACATCCATAGCTTGGCTCCAGGTATCCACTTGATCGTCATGACTCGCGTTCGGGAACGTGGCACACTCATCGATGAAGGCATTGACCCATGGCGCGATCGCGGGATGCGGGAGATACACATTCCCCGCACTCGCCAAATGCGAATAGGCCGCCGCCCTGGCTTCCTTCCCGGCCTTCCCCACCGGCTGCGCTCGAAGGCCTGAGATCTCCTGCTTGAGGACCGACAGCACCGCAGGCCCGTTGGCCGCATCTTCGATCACCTTTTCACTCGGGCGCTTCCAGGTGCGGTTGAACGCTCGGACAGCCTCCAACGTGGTCGTAAAGTCCATTTGCCCGCGCACTTGGTCGAGCAGATAGGCATCCGTCCCCTTCTTCCCCCATTGTTGCCCCACCACGTAATCATTGGCCGACAAGTCCTTAAAAGTCATGTCCCAACTCTGTGATTCCTTATCGAACACATACGGCAAGGGGACTGGCTTGATCTCTTTGTACGATCCGTCCGCCAGCTTC